TACCCGTTTACAAACAATTTTGTAACAAAATTAGAACCTGAATTCTGGAAAGATAGTGCATAATGATTCCACGTGGCTAAGGACGACACCGTCGGACTTGAGCCGAGTGTTTGTTCGAAGATGCCCGTGGGCGTTGAACCAGACTGGGCGGTGATCCGGAAAGGGGAGCCGCTAGCTTCGCCATCAACTTCAATTGTAAGTCGCCCATAATCGCCATCACCAGTAGAGCCGCTATTCCAAAGATCAAAAACGACTTCTTTTACAGTTTTTGAAGTATCAAAAGAATCCTTTTTAAACCAAAATTCAACCGTAACCCCAAGATCAAAGTCCGCCTGCAAATTAGATGCTCGGGAACCTTTACCATAATCCGATGGAAGCCCGTCGGTCGTGTAAATATCAGTATCATAGATGTTACTATATCGAAATTTGTCTGAATGTTGGTTAGGCGATTTATCGACTAAAGTGCTGCCACCACCTGGGCGTACGCCAGGGCCGCCTTTGAAAGTGATATATTCCTGGGTAGTGGGCATGCCGTAGCCATCGCTCATCGCCGCTGCAGCAGATCCCCATCCCCCGACGCTCATGATTACATAGCCAGTAGATTTGGGATATCTAGTATCAAAAATATACTTCTCAACAGGGTAGAGTTTGTTGTAGAATTCGGTCTTTTCTGCTAATGATCCATCGTATGGGTAAAAATCAATGATTCGATTTATAGCACCACTATAGTATAAGTAAGCTGAGCCATATTTGGCAAAGTTAGTCGGGTCGCGATAATCAATATTAGGAACAAAAGTGTCCTGTTTGAGACGCACAGCTGCAGCATTACGAGCAGACTCGACCGGATCAAATGCCTCTTTTTGAGTTTTGTAATCCTGGTATTGTAAGTTTTTGTCTACTGAATCAAATAGTTTTTTAATACTCATCTTTCTCTACTCGGAATCTAAAGGTTTCGTCCTGCTCTCTCCAGGATGACAGCTCATTGTCATAAAACGAAAATTTGACGGCATATTCATAACCCGGTTCTAATAATTTCATATTTAAATCAAAATAATTACCAGAAATATCATATGATAAACCAGTGGCAAAATTCGAACCAGTGTCATGAGGAACAGCAGGATAAGCGTCTAAGGTTCTGTATACTCTATAAGACGCACTTTGGATTGCAGTATTTTCAGCGGTTTTATTAGCCACAGTATAAACGGTGGGACTCCAATTCTTGTCACGAACGTATAAATACATGCGAGCTGTTTCATTCTCGCGATATTGAGCCTTTAGATTTGTAATGTTCATATAATAGACAGGTGTTCTTCTCGTCATTGCAGCAGTTTGCAGTTTGGGAAAAATTGATCCTGTAAAGTACTCGGTAGTTCCATCGTGCCAAACATCAAACAATTTTGTGATTGATGATGATGCAATCCCAATAGAACACGAATAGACCCCGGTAGATACCCAGCCGCCAGTCATATTTGTTGCGCTATTATATAATGTCTTTTTAGAGCCAGAAGGGGCTGAGTTGTCTGAAGATCCTGAATAAAGGCTAACATAAACTTTGTTAGTGCCAATTCGTGGAATATTGACAAGCTTTCCGCGTACGTAGTTATATAAATAAATGGTATTTAAATTGTCGGCGGACGGTGCAACAGAGCTACTATAGTAAAAATCATTTCGTTGGTCTCGGAAGGTAGAATCCCAGCGCGCCTCAATTTTTGGGCGTTTGAACCAGAATTGAGATCCCCTAGCAAAGAAGCGTTTTGTGTAATACGATGTAGTTGCTCCATCGGTATTGTCGATGACCGAGCCGCTGTTCTCTCCCGTAGAAGAGGAGAAATATGCTTCGTAACTAGATGAAAGTTTGATACCGACGCCGTAGTTGTTATAAGTACCGGCAACCCATCGCTCCACTAAGGAAGTTATATCTATCTCTAAGTTTCCAAGTCCTGTGTCGAATGTCTGTTCAAAGAAGGGTGTGCCGGCTCCCGTAATGTAACTTCCTCCAGCTGACTGCCATTTTGTTTCGTTAGAGCCGGGCTGCGGCACTGTTACTGTTAAGCCGCTAATCGAGCCTTCAATTGATGTGTTTGTCATCGCTCCCGATAAACTGCTTGTAACATAGACTGTGGAGCCAATGATGTTGGCTGAGAAACTACTCAAGGCATTGACCACACCTCTAAATTGCCCAGCAATCGCAGCAGTGCTGCCTAGTCCGTTAATATTCACCTCTACTTCTGTGCCAGTGGCAACTGGGGCCGAGTCGCCGGCGCCGTCGTTAAACCACAAATTAAACACTGAACTTTGGTTGTGCGTTATAATATAATTCGCTCCCGCGCCGGCACCATAATCAGAAGGTGTGGAGGAGGCGAAGACATATTTAGTAATCGCAGGAACATCACTTCCGTTTCTGGCTAGCCAGTTACAGCCGGTATTTCCCTTGGTGTAGTCTTTATAGGCATTGAGATCTAACCCAACGCCTTCTTGCCATGATTGTGAAACAGGATGAACTACTAGTTTAAAATCACGAGGTACTGTTTTTGATGTTGTTGCTTCATAAAGCTTAAGAAAAAATCTCACGCTGCCGCTATCTGGTAGCAATTTTGCTGTTCGGTCGGCGCTTATTCCAGTCATAGGGAATTTTACCAGCATTCTTGACAATTCCTGAGAACCTTGTGCTGCTGAGCTACTGGGAGTTTGGCGTCCATAGATCGAGAACACCTCCATAACGTCAGCCATACCCATATTGGAGCCAGTCCCACGGCGCGTAAGAGTTGGCTGATAGGCATTGACAATAGTAGTGTCTGCAGATGCTGTATAGGTTCTAATCATTGAGGTTTACCGAACTTTTCCTTTAATGTCGACGGCGGGGTATTTAAGTTCAAAAATAGCGTTTTTGGGGCACAGAATCCTGTCACCTTCTGGAGATATATTCTTGGTTACATTAAACGCTGTTGTTGAATAGCTGCCACCTAGTTTGTTACTGAACTTGACTTTTACTACATCAAGAATACCTGTAACTTTATTTAATGCTGCGTACGCCTTACTAATTGAGAGAGATTCGCCGATAAAGAGACCTTCTTCGTATTCATCAGTCAATGCTGTAATCGCTTGTCGCAAAACATCGTTTCTGTGGGCTCCTGGGGCTGTTTTAATAACAAAATCTATTGCTATGTTAATGATATATGGATCCATAATATCCACTGTGTCATTAATCATTCTATACTGTTCCATCCAATTTTTTAAATTATTTTTAATGGTGGCGTTTGTTTTTACTAATTTTCCAAAACTATCTTCGGAAATAACATACATATTTAAATTTCTATTCATAGAAGTTTGATCTTTAAAAACACTACAGCGTTTAAGTGAGCCATATTTTGCAGGCATTCTATATGCTACATTTTCATAATCTGCTTGCGTGACGGCCCGGTTCTGGGTTGGGAAAGTATCAAAAATTCTTCTTTTAATTTCGGCGCCCGTAGGGTTAGTGACGTCACCAACAATCGGCAATTCGTTAGAAACCTCTAATGAGTCAATTACTGCTTGAACTTTGGTGGATGATAACAAATTTCTATCAACAAAATTCATCAAAGCAGTCTTGACTTCAGTCATCCCGCCGACTGCGACATTGGAATTGAGAGGATTAGTTACTCGATAAGTGACCGTCAAAGTGGTATTAGAAGGGACAATACCAAAATTTTTATTTTTCATTAAACGAGTGGGATCGAAAGTGGTGTCAGTTATATAGGATTTACCATAAATATCCATCGCCACTTGTCCGGGGCGAGCTACCACGTTTGTTCCAGCGGCGTCACCGCTTCCAAACTGTAAGTATGCGTTGTAGCGATCTCTCTCAAGTACAAACTTACGAGAAACCAAGATAGGACGCAGGATAGATGGCACATTATCGTTTTTAAAATTTTTATTAGTTATTTCCTTAAATATCATATCTTGCGCCAGATAATCTACCTCAAAATACTGATTTCCTTGAGAATCGACAACAGAGATAATTTCGGAAATATTTGGATCAGAAAGTTTTACGTTTTTAAATCTTTCGTATGTTCCGACCTCAATATCTTCTTGTCCAAAGCGACCTGACACCACATTACCAAAAGCTTTTATAGCATAAAAGGTTGGCGAACCAGTAGAGTTGGCTTGTTGTGAAACTATTACTTGTAACCCTGGATCATTAAAATTCACATTTTCTAGTAAAACAAAGGCTAATCCATTTTCTGAATTAAAGGTTGTGCCGCGGCGCAGCACAGGCACATAAGACATATCTGGTCCCATTCCCGTGGTGGATGCGGGGACCTGCACGTATAACGCTACTTGTCCATAGGTTGATGGTCGACCTTCATTTTTGTATCCTAAAACGCGACCGTGGCGAACAATATTGTTATATTGAAAAGCGGTATCTAAAAATGATTCATTTACGTTATAATCAAGGTAAAGGGAAAGCTGGTCTCCCACATAAGCTACTGCGTCAATCATCATAGCGCCAAATGACGCTTCGCTAAAGTCTTGAAAAGTATCAGGATAGAACCTTTCTGCCATTTGTAGCAGATCAGCACGAATTGAAGTAAACTCACGATGTGTATAATCGATAGGTAAAAATTTCTTGTCGTTATTTGCCATCAAATATCCTCCTTATTAAATAGTAAATTCTAATAAATCTGTTGTTCCGAGAGAAGGTATAGAGTAGGAAATCGATAGATTCATTGTGTTATAGTCTCTGTCACTTTGAAAGTTGACGCCCATAACAGAGACCATGGGCATATATATGTTCACTTGCTCTTTTATTTTGGTTCTAATTTTTTGTTCTACATTTTCTGTAAAGTTTAGAAATAAATACTGAGATATTCCCACTCCGTACACAGGATCCATGACTCGTTCACCGGGATTAGTCATTACTAACATTTGAAAATTTTGTTTTACTGTTTCACTAATGGTTTTGAGCATTTCAAAACCATCGGCGGAGCTTTTATTAAGCGGCAATCTTACTGCAATCGATGACATAATCTTTCCTCACTTCTATAATTACTCATTTTGGACATAATTTACCATTCTTATCAAAAGGATTTGGTCGAAGCATTGGTTTTTGCCACCATGGTACCAATTTTGCGCCGGCTGGCCTAAAATATGCTGCCTTGAGGTTTCTGACATAAAGTTTGCTTGCGTCTCCTGCTTTTCCAATATCCGAGGCTTTTGTATCCTTGGGTCTTAGTCTATAATATGATTTAAAAACGCGCTTGAGTGCTTTGGCGGAATTTCTCATAATAACTTTATCCCAATCATCAAACTCCAGAGTCCCTATCCACCAGAAAGGAGAACGGCGATCATCTCCGTATTCCCAGCCAGGTGTTTCTACCGTACCTGTGATCTGCCCGTCGTCGTCAGTGTACACACCTACCCCTGGCTTGTCGGTCAAAGTGCTAGAGCCTCTGTCTCCCTCCGGTACTGTAAGCTCTCCAATAGATGGAAAAAATCCAAAATCGTTATATATGGCACACACTGATGTGGCTTTAGAGGCACCTATAAAGTAGCGTGTTACAAGTCTAAATTGGTCACTATCTCGCAGTAAGTTTATTAAACATAGAAGTTGTGTGCTGTTCGCTGCCAAAGGTTTGAAGTTGGATATTGGCACATCTAGGGCATCAAGCTCTTCGGACGTGACGCGGTATCGCTTACCTTCCACAACTATAGATAATTCAAGCCCGTAGCGTACTCCCATTTCGCCCTGGAGCCCGACGGGTACCTCTTCTTCTAGTCCGGTGACTTCATTTACAACCGTTTCGGTAATAAGCTCAAGAGTTCCAGGATATACATCGTGAATGGTTGCGGCGCCGCTAGCAGCTTTTTGAATTATACTATAGCCTTGAGCAGCAGAATATTTTATATTGTCAATTTTTATATATTTCTCAATAAAAAACGGATTGCTCTCTTGCACGTCTGCTATATTAGTTGTCTGATAGTCAGCGACGTCTCCAATTGGCGTCGTTTTACTTTGTGCATACACTGTTAATTCTGAGTGTGACGCGGGCACATGTTCGGGTCCTTCCATGTATGTAGTGTTTCCATCTTCATCAATATGAACGTGGTACG